GCGCAGGTGATCGTGACCGTTTCACCGCCGGGCACCGCGGCTTGATCGGTCATCATTAGAACGGCGTGTATTTGTTCAGATAGGCGGAGATGATCGTCTCAATCAGGATCATCCACTCAGCCTCATCCATCTGCGCGATGTCGGTCTTGCTGATCGCGTCGAGATAAACGCCCGCCGCTTCAGCGGCGTCGATCAGCGCATCAATCTGTTTTTGATTCCATTGCATCTCTTTGCCCACCCTGGTGACACGCGCGCCGGGAAAGACGCGCATGATGGCTTTGATCGTAGGGTCGTTAGTCAAATTGATATCCAATGATGTCGAAGTACTGACCGCTCGGGCGCACGCGAATGTTTTTCGGCGCGCGCAGATTGCGCGACAGTCTAACGGCCTCCGCTGCGATCTTCGGCATCGGAATTGGCGAACGGTTCTTCCACCAAATAGCTGCCTTATCGCCGGGGAAGCCACTGTGCTGCACGCAGATCCACTCTCGATATTGTTGGATGCCGCACTGATACGTCACGCGCATAGACGGCGTCTTGCCCTCTTTTTCGTGCAAAGCATAAGACACGCCATTGACAGGCAGCCATTCGGACTTGATCTGCGTCGAGAGAAGCGCGCCCGTATCGCTCTTGCCAGAGAACTTAACGGTGACGGGGAACACAAAGGCGCACGTAGGGCACACCTTTGCGGCCAGCGCGCAGAGCGTATGACACGATGGACATTCCTTCGCCATAGCATCGCCCTTCTCACCGCTCCTGGCGGGCGGGGCTTTGATGCGAGAGTTGATCGTGTCTACGGGTCCATGCCGGTGCGTGTTGGTTGCGAAGTCGAGAACGATGCAGTCGTCCTTGCCCTCCGCGATGCGCGTTCCGCGGCCGAGCATCTGCACGTACAGGCTCTGGCTCTTCGTCGGCCGCAGCATGCCGATCATATCGACGCCGGGAGCGTCGAAGCCGGTGGTCAGCACGTTCATGTTGGTGACGCAACGGATGCTGCCGTCCTTGAAGCCGCGCAGGACGCGGTCGCGCTCCGGCGCGGGCGTCTCTCCAGATACCATCTCGCAGCTAATGCCATGCTCGCGCACGACGTCGCGGATCGCCTTGGCGTGGCTCACGCCGCAGCAGAAGATCAGCCAGGAGCCGCGATCTTCGCCAGCGGACACCAATTCGGCGACTGCCGCGCGGTTGACCTCATCGATGTTCACCGCGTCCTCGAGTTCCTTCGCGATGAACTCGCCGCCGCGCGTGTGAACGCCCTTCACGTTCAGGCGTGTCTTCGTCGCCTTTGGGATCAGCGGGGACAGATAACCTTGCTCGACCATCTTGAGGATCGGCACGTCATAGGCAATGTCGGTGAAGATCGCGCCTTCGCCCTCGCAAAGCAGGCCCTGATCCATGCGGTACGGCGTGGCCGTGAAGCCGATCACCTTCAGATCTGGATTGATCTCGCGGAGCTGCTTGAGGAAGGTGCGGTACATGCCGGTGTCGCCGGTGCCCAGAAGGTGGGCCTCATCGATCAGCACAAGATCGCAGCGCTGCACCTCGTAGGCGCGCTTGTAGATCGACTGGATGCCAGCGAACACGATCTGTTGGTCAAGATCGCGTCGGTTCAACCCGGCGCTGTAGATGCCCGCCGGGGCCTCCGGCCAAGACCGGAGCATCGCATTGAAATTCTGTTGGATGAGCTCGCGGACGTGCGTCAGGACGATGACGCGCGTGTCACTCCACGTGTTCAGCGCGCCGCGCAGGAACTCCGCGATGACGACAGACTTCCCGGTGCCGGTCGGCATGACCACCAGCGGGTTGCCGGTGTTTTTCTGGAAGTAGTCGTAGATCGCATTGATGGCCTCAGTTTGATACGCACGCAGTTCCATGGCATCGCTCTTTGTAGTGACACCACTTGCAGACATACCAGCTTGGATCGTTTGAGACTTTGGCAACGGGGACATGTGCATTGATAATTCTCTCAGCTCGATTGCGGATGGTTTCAAATGCAGACGGATCAAACTCAGTACAGACGGCTTCCCATTCTCGTGCGCCGGGCGAACAGACGGTGATGTAGTGGCGATGAATTTGCGTATATCCCATGTAGGCTTGCGCCTGAGCGTAGTAGGTAGCATCCCACTTTTGCAGGGTGCCGCTCTCTCCGTGCTCTCGTCGCAGCTTGCAGAACTTGCCGTATTTCTCTTCGTTGACGGCTTTCGCTTCCCAGACGTGCCAGACGTGCGGGTCCGACACCAAGCCGATGATCAGGCCGTCTAGATGCCCGGCAAACTGGCCGTCCAAATCGCTGACTTCAAATTGCTCGCCGGTGTCCGCATCTTCTGTGCGCAACACGACGCCGGGCACGAGGCGCAGGCGGTCGGCCAGGATGCGCTCGCAGGCGTGACCGTCTTCGATGCGCATGAGGGCCGATGCCGGCATAAATTCGGGCAGAGGATCATGGTAGCTGTACCACAGCTTGCGCTCGCAATCGCCGCCGATCTGAGACATGCCGAGATACGACCGGGGTGCCCGCCCCTGCGCGTTCTCCTGCATGGCTTGGTTGGCTGCCATCACGGTTGGATCTGGCAAGTGCGGTAAAGCCGCCATGATACCTCTCCCCCGAGACGCTTAGGCCCGCTTACGCCATGCAGGCGTTACTGGCGCAGTAGCCGAAGCGCTGGTTGCGGTGGGCGGGGACATCTTCGATGGCTTGTATCCCTTCACCTCGTTCTGGGCATCGCGCTCGATCCCCATCTTGTCGGGACCGGCGGGGCGCACCTTCACAACAGCGATAAGCGGCAGATGATGTAGCTCTTCGCTGTTCTTGACCTTCATCTTGCCAACAGCCTTGGTGATCGCACCAAGCGTGCCGTGTGCAATCTGGGCTGCCTTCTCGTTGTCGTTGAACAGGTTCAGGCGGTCAAAAATACGACGCTCTTTGTACTGCCCGTCCTGCACGGCCAACTCGAGCCACAGGTACTTGCCGTTGCCAGACTTCGTCGAACGCATCTCGCTGTTGACGATCATCACCTCGTAGTCGCCCGGAGGCAGAACCTCAAACGGCGTGTTGATCTCGACTGTGCTTGCATCAAATTCAAATCCAAGGTCTGCCATGTTAGTTGCCTTTCTGGTTGTAGTACGGGATGCCTTTTGCGAACTCTTCCCACAGCATTGGAATGGTCGGTTGCAGGTTGAAGCGTTGCTTTGCCAGATACGCCGGACGTTCTTCGGTCTGCAGGATGCGATCACCACCGCCTACGGCGCGCGTGACCTTTTTCCCAAAGCCTTGGTCCGACTTTACTGTCGAAACGCGGTACGTGGCAAACGCGACCACGTCTGACACCTCCTGAAGCAAGCTGGAAGCACCCTTATGGATCTTCGGGATGTAGCGGTCGTACGGCTCGTTGTCCGGCGAGTCGTAACGCTGGATCTGCGAGTGCGCCAGCATCAGAACCGTCATGTCGCGCTCGTCGCGCAGTGCGCGCACGCCGTCCAGCAACAGACGCCAATGGTCAAGCGCAGCCGTGTAGCCGCGTCCGTATCCGGGCGCTTCGATGCTCGCCCAGCCGTTGTCCTTGCAGACCTGGGCCCAGACGAGCGGCTCAAGGTGATCCATGCTGTCAATCACGACGGTCTTGTATGGATGCTTTTCGCCGTAAAGCGCCCCAATGCCATCCATTACGTCGCCGAAAGACTTCAGCAATCCGAATGTGGGCTGCTCGATCAGGCCAAGACCGTCCTCGGTCTGGATGAAGATCGGATCGGGAGCGGAGGCAGCGAACGAAGTCTTGCCGACGCCGTGCGTGCCATAGATCAGACAGATCGGCGGTACGGATCGCGTGTTGGTTTTTACGTTTGCTAGGGAAATGCTCATTTCTTTGCCTTCTCAATTTTGAATGTCTGCTTTCCAGTGCTGACTGTGCGTGCTGGTGCGAACATGGTTTGCAACGATGTTGGCCATGCTTTGTATTTCGCTTCGCTGACCTTAATGACCGTCGTGACGTAGTCCTCGATGGGTTCGCCCATCGACTTCAACGCTTCGACGGTAACGGCCAGACGGTCCTGATCCCATTCCACCTCCTTTGGTGCATCTGCGACCACGACGTGGTCCTCATACGGCAACCGGACGGTGCCGGTGTCCTTGCCCGCTTCGCGCCGGGCCTTGTCGGCCGGCGCTGCGAACTTCTCCAGCAGCACTGCGTACAGTGCCGCGTCGAGCTGTTTCAATTCTTGCCGCTTGGCGGCCAGCTCTTCCACAAGCATGGAGATCTGCTCAACCGGGAGGGACGCGCCCTCTTTGGCTGGCATATGCAGTAGATCCGACAGACTGACGCTGTTCTTGCGGTCAAGCGGAACTACCCGCTGATTGGCGGCGTCTGTCGGCGTAGCTATGTCAGGGGGAAGTCTCATCCTATCCTCATACGATCTGATCTAGATCGTGCATTCTGCATCAATATAGGACTGTGTCAACCCGTTGTTGACCGGCGGGAATGGACCACCTAGAAGTGGTGTATAACGATTGGAAACGGGTCCAAATGCGCTTTGTTTTTACCCTCAATATGCCCTCTAACCGGGGCAAGGCCATCCACCAAGTCATCGGCGATCACCCGGCAAAAGACGAGCAGGAATTGCTCGAGGCCCTATGCGAGGCTGAGTTCGTCGTGGTGGAGCAGCTCTACAACATGAACAACGAGAACGACGGTGGGTACGATTGGCAGCCGCGCGGGCCGCTGATCATCAACACCTCGTGGATCGGCAAGGTGCAACGTCAGCACCCCGCCGACCGCAAGCGCTCGCCTATGGATTACTGACGCGCCATCCGCCGGACGCGCCCTGGTAGACCAAAGCGAAGCTCTGGCCGGTCAGGTTGCAGGTCAGATCAGAAGCTGCGCCTTGGATCAGGTTGCCGTTGCGCGCGACCGTCAGGTTGTTCGTTGCGAATGTGCCAAGTGCGTCTAGGACGCCGACGTAGTCGCCCGCCGCAGGCGAGGCTGGCAGAGTGAGCGTGACGGCACCGCTCGTGGTGTCGATGATGTACCCCATGCCAGCGACGGCGTTCGTGTTCGTGGAGATGTTTTCCCACGTGAAGCCGTCGCTCGTGTAGCGCGGCGTGGACAGGCGCACGTTCGTGCCGTCGCAGAACACGATGGAATTGCCAGAGTCGAGCGCCAAGCTCGTGCCGCCGCCGGCAGACGAGATGGTGAGTACATATGCCCCCGTGGCGGTATTGCGCACCGTCCACTGGCCGCCGATGCCGGCGGGGATCTCGTACGTGACGTTGTCGGTCAGCACGCCACTAAAATCGAAAAAGGCAGGCTGGTAGTCAGCGTCCGTAAGGACGATTGTGCCGGTCTGCGCAGTCACGTTGAAATACGTGGTCGCGCCAAATGCCGCGTCAATAATGTCCCAGTCATCGTTGACCGGCGTGTTCCACGTATCGACATACGAGTTCAGCGCTGGCTTTTCGATGTTCTTGTTCGTGGTGTATGAGCTGGGCATGGCTGACCTCAGATCGCCTTGTTAGCCGCGGCGAGAGCCGTGGCAATTTCGTCGTCGTGCTTCTGCAAGAGCGGCTCGGTGCGGCGACCGAGGTCTTTCTTCCTGCTCTCAGCCATCTGCACCAGCTTCGCCGCCATCGCCGCATGGTTCATGCCGGTGCGACCGCCGGAGGCGCGCTGGATGCGACCGCCGGTTGCTGCGGTAGTTATGCCGCCCATGATCTTGCGCACGTAGTCCTGCGTCTCGCGCGGAAGGTAGGCAAGGTAGTTACCGCCTTCCGACCGTGCGCGCTGCATGGCCCGTTTCACCGCGCCGGGACCAGCGTTGTAGGCCGCCAGGGCGGC